TTGCCAAGAAAAAGTAAATGATATTAAAAAAAGAGAATGGTATAGACCGTTCGCTACATCAATACTCGAAGAAGATTTTAGTAATTGGTTTGAAACAGATGGTGTTAAAAGTTCTCCTTATATGATGAGTGTTTTTAAAATTAAAGATAATTACATTAATAAACTACACTCTGGATTTTCAATTTATAATGAGTCTAGGGTTCAAACTGTAAATAAAAATAATAATTTACACTTTTATAAATTGTTAAAAAGTTTTAAAAAAATATATAAGTTACCTATGTTATTAAACACCAGTTTAAATATGCCTGGAGAAGTGTTGGTAGAAACTCTTTATGATTTAAAAGAAATGTTTGAAAATACATCTTTAAAATTTTTATATATACCAGAGTTAAATAAATTAATTGTGAAAAAATGACAGTTGAAATAGTACATTTATATTCTATCATACCGTATTAGCTAATTTCACGTCCAGAAGCCCTAATAACAAGGGAATCACTGCTACTTGCTATAGTAGATATAAAACCATTAGCTAAAATAACATGACCCACTATTTCAGGGCATGTATAACTTTCACCGGGGGGAACAGTATATTCTTTTAAAATAATATTCTCATCCCCAACACTTAAAGGTGATGTAACCATATTTATAGTTAATGTAACATTATCAGATGACACATTTGTTACAGTAAATTTATCAACAATGCACGTTACCCCTGTAGCGGTGTACTGTGTTGTTTGTGCATTTTCAGCGTATTTAGCCGGTATAATCGTAGTGAATGTAGTTGCCATTAGTTTTTCCTAAGTGTTTTGATATTCATTTAAACTAAATCTCAGAGAAATTATGGTGTTGTTTTGGTCTGTGTCGGCTACAAAATACAAAACATCTGTTGCATTTAAATTGAATCCAATAGGATCTGTTACAGTAACCGTGTTTTCTGACTGAGTATCAATTATATGTCTGAAAATCTCAAACCTTGTAGCAACACTTCTATTATAAACATAACCTTTAACAGTAACTTTTGGATTAGAGCCGGACAACTTATTTACATTAAAAAATAAAAACTTTGCTATCGCTGTGTGATTGCTACCGACGAAGAATATTGCTTGCTGTGTAACTGACTCAGTCGCAGGAACAATGGCCTGTGTATTCCCACTAGTAGTATTAGTAATAGTTATATCATTAACATTATATGTAGAAGTTCCACTTGCTGAAACTGCCACTCTGTTAATACCCAACCCACTAAATGAGGTTGTATCGGTCCCTGTACTGCCCAACGTATGCACCGCAATAGCTTGAAGGCCATTAGAGTCGATATAATAGAAAGTTAATTGCGTAGCACCAGTTGCACCACCGCCTGCACCGTCTGTTGTACTATTGTAAGCAATGTCGAAAGTCTCAGCACTGGTCATAATCGTTAAATTCCCAGTTGTCGCCCATATTGTTTGCTCTCCACCCGCAGAGGTTAAATTGTCTCTATAGGCAAACTTATTCCATCCCGTTACACCGGATCGCCTGCCGATTCTTATTTCATCTTGAGCTAATGTTGGTCTGACTGTTGTCGAATCGCTGTCTAGACCTAAAGATTGATTTAACGGAGCATTAGCTGGAACGAAATTATCACCGTAATAAGTTGTTAACCTTAAATAAGTTTGAGCCCCAGTATCGTTGACGAGCCTGACTCTAAAATAACGACCTAACTTAATGGCTGTGTGAAACTCAGAAACACCGCTGGCAATTTTAAAACCATTTACAGGAAAAGTGGAATCCCAGTTGATACCATCACTAGAAAAGTCGAAGTACAGTGTACCGGTATTATCTGTTTTACACATGATTCCAACTTGAGGATAGTCAACTTGTTCACCTGTGCCAGTATAAGTAGCCCCACTCGACAATGGTGTAGTAGTAGAGTTCAAAGAAGACTCAAATACCCTAGGGTTATAATATCCGTCTAAACTCATACACACTCAGCCCCGCTTACGTTGATTGTTACCCCTGTAGTAGACGCAACAGCTCTAATAGTGTCACCCTCACTAAGAACTTGAGCACCAGACCATTGAAACATTCCATTCGCTACAACAATAGGCCCAGGAATTAAGGTTGTAGCATTATTAGCACTACCACCACTCGGCACTAAATAAACAGTTACGGTCACGTTAGATGAATTTGTATTGCAAATATCAATGGTTTTAACAATCGCACGAGCTAATGACGGTACTGTATACACTGTTTGTGCCGAAGCAGTTAATGCAAGTTGACCTAATTTAACGGGTGAAATTATATCGAAAGCCATAGTAAAACGTTCGCACTCCTTGCAAGTGATAATGCCTCAGTACTTAATGATACACCTTGAGTTGCTTTTGCGTCAGCACTAATTGTTTCAGAAGATACTGTATCAATCTCAGAAGGGACTATTTCGAACAACTTCTCAAATGCTCGAATCGCCCGTTGATCAGGTAAAAACTGTGATAATTCTTTTCTAGTTAACGGTTTAGGATCAGCCATATAGAGGTTCCACATCAACTTCGAGTCTAGAAATTGACAAATGAGATTCACTTGTACCTCTAAACCGTTGTATTCTAAAATTTCTCATAAATCCTTGCCTTCTCCAACATATCCTCTTTTTTCTTTGTGCGGTTAAGCCTGAACTAACTCCCCTTTCCATGCTCCAACTTTCGCCATCTAATGAGTATTGGGTATATATTGTAGGATTTACACCAAGTTGAACTCTTCCAGTCAAACAAACAAGTTCTAATTCCTTAAATATTGCCCCGTTTCCATCATTATAAACAATAGTAGTTCCAAAATCCCAACCATTCTCATATCCATAATGATCAGATTTTGAGTTAGTTAAATATCCTATGTTTTGACTAAGAGGGTCTCCAACTAACCATTTATCATAACACCATACTAAATTTTGTGCCCGATACACACCAGTGCCGACAATACTACTGGTTAAAATAAACCAAACAGGCTCTCCGACGACTTGAGAGGCATTAGAGTCATAAACTAAAGTTTGATCCGGGAGTCTAACATATAAATGTTGATGGCCGTTATCAACTTTAGTTTCTAAAACAACATCTTCAAGTTGTGAAGTTGTGTACTTTTTAAGTATTTGATCAATTTCACGCGTTGCAATTGAAACTGCTTGACCACTTATACCCAAATAAATAGAAGGTGCTTCATTAAATCCACTTCCTAAAAAAGCTACTCTCTCAGTAAATACACAAGCTGCATTAGTTCCTATTATACCCTTCTCAATTTGAGCGCCTTCTATTCTTTCAAAAGGGAATCCACTACCACCAACATTATCGAATACCTCAATAGTATACCTATTTAAAGCATATACTTCATTTCTTATTTTTAATAATCCTACCACTGGGTCCGGGTCAGATTCAGAACTCCCATATTTCAAAGGGTTAACTGAAAAAGGGTTACTTAACTCTGTTACAACTAAGTTTTGACCATCGGTTGTCATGTAGTACCCATCTACCCATACAAAATCAACAACGTTTCCTAGATCAGGATCAGTTATTTGAGTTAACCCACTTCCAGGACTATATAAAAATAAATTATTACTAGAAGCTATACCTAAATACGTAGCACCATAATCAAATATAACTTGCCCACTACCACCAACATCACCAAGAACAACGTGTGTTCCATCTTCTTTGAACTCTATTAATTTAGTCCCCATTACTCGATAGCATTTATCATTCCAGTTAATTCCGCCACGATCAGTACCAGGGCCTTTACCTAAAAAAACTACCCCGTCAGCAGGTCTTAAATACCCTTTAGATATTCCATTATCTTTAGGTACTGGTATTAAATTCCTAGGATAAGATGTCCTAAAGTCACTAGCTTCATTAGTATATATACCATTAAGTATTGGAACTTGCATAACATCCTAACTAAATACCACCTTCACCAGGTTGAATATGTAAAGTAGTAGCACCGCCTGATTGAATATATGCAACTGTGTTATCATCATCCGATTTACTTAATATCAAAGATTCACCAGCTAAAACAACAGTATCCGCAGTCGTAGCAGTCTGAGAACCTTTACCAACTCTAACATGACAAGGGTTAGTAGCCCCAGCATTAACAATTCTTACAGATTTACTAGGTGTAATAATTGTTTTAGAAGCAGAAGTACCAGCCGTTGTAGCTATTTGATTTGCTCCAAGTATTCCTTGAAAAGGTGCTTTTACTGACATTTTAATTTCTCCTATTATCCTATTCTATACCAAGTAGTCATTAATGCATCATATTTAAGTCTAAAAAAGTCATTGGCAGACAATGAAGCAGGTTCACCAAGAACAGCAGTCGCACCGTTTCCATCTACTGTTAATGTCGTAACTACTTGAGTTGAGTTGATCAAAACCTCTTGTTTATCTACAAGCCCTGCAACCGCTGGGAGCGTAATTGTTAAAGTTGATATAGTCCCCGCTGGTGTAACAATTAAATGAGCGTTACCAGCAGACGTTGCGATAGTAACAGTAGCACCGGTGAGTGGTGAACTATATTCAGTAGTAAATGTTGATTGTGAAAAAGTAAGGTTATTTTGCATGTAAGTTTGTAAAGTCGTAATCGAAGACTTTCGAGCATCACCATTAGATGATGAATAAACAGCTAATTGATCACCACCGGCTAAGGTGTCCAATGCTGTTAATTGATTGATTTGAGACATTGTAATTTCTCCTTAATTTAATTCTAAAACAGAATCCGGGCCCACATCAATAGGATTGCTAGGTTCTTGTAAAAATGGATCACCGACATCACGCCAATATTTATTACCAGCACCAGAAGGCATTGTTCCTGGTAGTTGCATTTCATTAGGTAAAGTAGCACGAGATAAAAGTGTCTGATACCCAATACGTGCAGTTTGTTTGGTCTCCATTGATACTTGTTTACCAAAAGATGGTGCGATTCTTACTGCTAAGTTACAAACAATAGCCTCGTTTGCTGAATCTGGGACGTCTGTTTCTGTATCAAGTCCTATATTATCTGGATCACTACTAAGAGAATATCCTAATCTAATACCTTTTGCATTCCAATCAGCCATCATTCTTTCCAAACGCCTTGCTTGTGACTGAATCTCATCGTCAGTTAAATCAAAAACATAATCAGCAAGTACTAATTCATCAAAAGCATCTAAAATGAATTTACGTTTGGTATACCCCATTACTGTTCCCGCTTTTTACGACCTCGTTTTTTTGGTTTCACTTCTGATTCTTCTTCTGATTCTTCTTCTGATTCTTCTTCTGATTCTTCTTCTGATTCTTCTTCTGATTCTTCTTCTGATTCTTCACATTTACTAGGTGATAGCTTCCATGATTGTTTCAATGCTTTTTGTTCTTCTTCTTTACTATTTACAACTAAAGAAGAATAAAATTCACCGTCGATTAGTATGTTGCCTTGTTTTTTATACAACATTTTAGGAAATTCATTAATCATTTTTTCTTCCTTTTTGGTTTTCTAGCGGAACTTAAAGCAATAGCAACTGCTTGTTTTCTACTTTTCCCACTAGCTATTTCTTTTCTTATATTAGATGAAATTGTTTTTTTACCATACCCTTTTTTTAATGGCATGTTAATCTCCTATTAAGTCGCTATTAAACCGTGTGTTCTGAGCTCAGCTAATAAAGCATTAATAGCAGTTCTAGCTTCAGTATCAACAGTTGCACCACCAGAAGCGTCAGCAACCGCACTACCACGTGGACCAACTACTTTAACACTACCAATGTGAAGCTGTCCCGTAGCCGATAAAATATCCAAATTTCCATTTGTTTTTACTTTAACCCTTGGGTCATTATTAGCAGATAAACTAAGATCCGCATTTGAAAATGTTCCAACACCACCGTTAGAAACTTGTGAATACATTTTCACTTGAATACCGCTAGTTCTTTCCGCAATTACATCAGAATTACCAGCACCAGTAGAAGTAACTTTATTAAAACTAACATTGTTACTTGTTGCTAATCCTTGATTCAATGCACCGACATATCCCCATTGTGTACTATCGATAGTTGTAGACCCAATATTTTTAATTTGGTCTAACTCACTTGGAGAAAGGATAGAAGGTGTAACAGCAACATCATATAAAATAGAGCCACCTTTAGCTTCTAATTTTACTTTCTTATCACTAGAAAATGTACCTAACTCAGTAGAACCATCAGTAATACGTGTTTGTTCATAATATAACTCAGGGGAGTTAGGGAAAGTAGAATAAAACACAATAGCTGTAGCCCCATTATCAGCTGAAACAGCTATTTTCTGTCCAACTGGAATTGTTAACTCAACTACACCTTCATTATTTAATATGCTCATCTTACCTTCACCTTTCCCTTTTTATTAACCTACTCGAACTAAATCAAATGTCGCAGCAGCAGTTTTGATCAACAAGTATGTTCCACCAGTTTGAGTTACTGCACCACTGCCTACTAGTGTAACACCTGTTCCACCAGAGATAGTAGAAGTATTCGAAGCGTGGTTAGAAGCATGGTATTGCAACAAAGCGTCTCCGACAGCAATATCTGCAAACTCAGCAGCTAAATCAGAACCAGTAGCAGAAGTCATAGTCACAGCACCACCAGAAGCGTCTTGATATAGAACTTGGTCACGGTGTTGAGCAACAGTCACAGTACCAGAATCCGCAATAGTGTTTCGAACCACGGTAGCAGTTTTAATAGCATCCCCAACAGTAGCCGATACAGCTTGAGTGCTAGGTTGCTTAAGTGTAATTTCAGGTGAGGAACCTGTTTCATACAAAACCTCTTCGGCGTCAGCGTCAATACGAACTTTACCAACAGAACTACCAGGAGTTAGAACAACTTCACCATTTGTTACAGTTTGGTTGTACTCATAAACTGGTGCCATGTTTGTAAGGTTGTAGTAGTAATAAACTTTTGCAGAACCTTTTGTGAAGATAGCAATATCAGCAGATACGTCTATTTCTTTTGAACCATATGCATATATTTTACTAAACATTCTTGTTTCTCCTTTTTTAGTAGAGAGGGTGTCATATTAGACACCCTCAAAATTAAATCAATTAGGTTTGACTAAACAACATAACACCAGCCATTTCAGGATTACACATTGTTGTACCGTAGAAAGTATCCATACGGTATTTAATTTTCATCGTGTTAATGTCATAGAATTTTTGCATAACAAGCTCAAGCCCTTGGTCAGTAGAAGCTCTCATTACAGCAGCACCAGAATCAGAAGGAACAGCGTAACGTCCAGGTAACAATTCAATTGAATCCTTATACCAAAATGAGTTAACACTTGCTGTAACTGTGTTCAAGAAAGTAATCGCAGCACCGTTAGCAGGGGTAGCAGTTACGTTTTGGTATTGAGCTTCAGCATCAGTAGAACCACCGTTAGATACGATAGCTGGGCTAATTTTTACAGTACCAGTTCCACCTGCACCACTTACAATTTCAACGATTCGGAAAGTTTTCAACTGCCCAGTATCTTGTTTAGTAATGTGGTGGACAGCGTTTACACCAGTGATAGTAAAACAGTCACCTACAGCAACCGTTCCACCACCGACAGTAATTGCAAGGTTTTGATAACGGTTATCAACGTTTGAAGTTTCACCAGTAGCAGCAGTTTGAGTAGCTAGTGGGGTGTGGTATTGATTAGCACCGTTGATTGTTACTGAGGTTCCAGCAGCAGCAGTCAAGCTGTTTGCGTAGTCAAGTTTGAAAGTTGAGAAACTTGCAACTTCACCGACGTATGCTTTTTCATAAGCAGTTAGCGACTTAGGGCTGTTTCCAAGAGTTCGTGCAGCCAAGTTATTAGCCATACCGTTGTAGTCACGAGTAGAAAGCGCCAAATAACGATCAAAAGAGTTAACCCCTTGCTCGTTCATAATAGCTTCACATTGAGCAACATCATCAAAACCACTAGCAGCAGCAGTACGCTTAACAACTAAGGTTCCTTGATTAGCAGCAGTGTTCATAACAGAAACGTTAATATCAGAAGAAAGTTTTTGCTTCGCAGCTTCACCAAGTCGTCCTTCTTGCAATGCGTCGTTCAACTCATTAGCAGTCATTGACCATGGGCTTGATTTACTGACGTTGATTTGAGCGGGAACAGAAAGTTGAGTGCTATCACTAAAGTTAGCAGTTTGATCAGTACCATCAAAAGATTGTGCAATATAAGGCATTGGACGCCAAATAGTGTTGTTTGATCGCTCCATTTGAGAAGCATCGGTTTTATAAACTTTTACGTTTTTAGATAGAACAAGTGCATCTTGAAATCCTTCAAGGATGTTTTCAAATGCTACTCTTTCTTCTTTTGAAAATGCGTTAGCCATTTTAATCTCCTATTTTTTACTTTTTAATTTGTTCTTGTAAGCAATAACTTTACTATAGTCACCCGTTTTCTCAGCTTCACTACGTAGTCTTTCAAGTTGTGAATCTACGGTTCCAGAGTTTCCAGTTGACCCTTTGATTGTTTTTTCTGGTTTACTACTTGGTCTTTTTTTACTTTGGACTTTCAATTGTGTCTCCAACTTAGCTACTGTAAAAGCGAACTTTACAGGATCTTTGATTTTTGAAATTTCTTTCAGTTTATTCGAGTTTTTTCCTAGTGCGTAGATAACAAGTGCTGGATTCTCTGCACCTTGAACGATCATACCTTGTTGCGTCGTTGAAAGTGATTCTTGAGCATTAAACTCAGCTTCTTCGTAATCCCTAACCTTTAAGTTTCCTTTTGATTCTTCATAAGAATTCAAACGTTCTTGCCATTGCTTTTCTTGAGCTTGTTGCTCTTGGGCTACTTTGGCTTTATGTTCTTCTACCTTATGTTTTCTTTCAAACCAGTTCGACAATTCTTCTTCAAACTTTTCAGTATCATAGTCGAAATCTTCAATTGAAGGTCTCTTTCCAAGTTCTACTGGTTGAGTCTCAGTAGCACCACTGACAGCTTTAAGTTTTTCGTCTTTTTCTCGCAACTGCTTTTTGAGCTCGCGGTTAGTTTTTCGCAATTCTTTAACCCATGCGGGGGCTGCCTTTGTTTCTTCTTCGGGTGGTGAGTCCTCGTCACCGATTGAGACAGTTACTTCTTCGTCTTCCGATTCCTCATTTTCTTTGGAATCATCATCAATTTCAGTTTCTGAATCTTCGGTTTCGTTATCTTCTTCGGTTTCGTCTTGTTGATCTTCCTCGAGGTTTTCTTCTTCTCCATCTATTTCAATGGGTTCTTCCTCGATATTTTCTTGATCTAAAACTAATTCCTCAGTTGATTCTACCTTTTCTGTCATTATAAGCTCCTATTTACTCAGGTGTCAATTTTCCTGGATTTTCGTTGACTAAATTTCCTAATGCTTGAGCTGCACTGATAGCTCGTTGTTGTTCTTCAGACTCGATTCCACTAAGTGTTTCCATTGTTTTTGCCTTTATCTCCTCCGTTCTTGCTTGTGTTTCTTTAGATTTTGAAATAGTGAGAATAGTATCTGCTCTGTTTTTAGCTGCCTCTGCTTCTTCTTTCATTGCAGCAGCTTGAAGGTATTGAGTATTTGCATCCGGTTGTTGGTTCTCAAGTTCAGAAGCTAACTCTTTGGTTTCTTCTTCATTCGGTTTAATAACACCAAGTCGAACCATTTTGTTTCTGAAATACTTTCTTACATCTTCAACACCTTCTCCTTCCATGTTCATCATAATCATACTTGTCAAAACTTGCTGTGTCTCAGGATCAGAAGCAAATTGAAGCATTCCAGTTAATGAACGAACTGTAGAAGATCGTTTTGATGAGCTGGAAGGCCCTACCTCAACACTAACATCTAAATTAGCTTTTGAAAGGTCATTTTCATACTCAATCTCAGCGGTATCAGGGTTCATTTTTGGACGCATTAACTCAATAGAGCTCATCCCACCTTGTTTTTCGATGTACTTAATCTTCCTTCCTTCCTCTACAAAAATTTCAGAAGCCATAGACAACCAAATCTCACCGGACCGTTTAATCGACTTCGACATGTTCGACATATATATGAATGTCTGCATATCTAATCTGTTTTGTACTAACTCAATAGCTTTTCCTGAGATGTTTGGTGTTATTTCTTCCCCTGCTTCTTGATTGCCTAGAATCTCTTTCATATCAGCATTAGTTAATTGAAGAAGTGCAGCCATAGCGGGCGGAACGTTAGGCACTTTAGTGTATGAAACAGGTGGTAAAGCTTGCTCATTACCATTCATGTCTTTTATTGGGTTAATCAAAAGGTAGGGATAATCTTTTATATTATCTTCTTCCCACATTAACTGATGACCTACTACTTGCTCCGGCGTCATAATTGGTTTCTCAACTGTAGATAATGCCGATATTTCACCGAGTTTGGACGACTGCATGTTGTAAAGTCGTTGAGAATCTTTAGCTAAACGAACATGGCCCATACAACGCTCAACGTTATCAATAAACCATCGTTTACCGTATACCGGAACAATTGGAATTTCACGACCAGCGATGTACCCACAATCTTCTAAAACTTTGTTCCCTGACATAATGTACTTGTGGACTCTACGTTGTTTAATTTTACGCTCTCTCACAAACGTTGTTCCAATAGCGTCTAAAGTTTCTTGAAGTTTTTCATTATTATCGAAATCTTCTTGTTTATACTTTTCTTCAACACCATCGAGAGTTTCATAAATAAATATTTTTTCAAACACTTCCTCAACTCGATAGTACTCAGCAACATATACCACATCCGGTGTAGACCAATCGAATTCTGTTGTTTCTGTGAGGTCTTTAGGCCAACTTGCAGGGTCTTCACCCCATTCCTCAATAAATGAGTCACGAGTAAACGCAGATAAAACAAAACAATATTGAGAATCAGATTTATCATACTTCTTAGCATTTAAGTCGAAAAATACCGAGGTATCTGCATCGTAAATCGGCTCAATCAATATTCTCTGTTGCTCGTTATCTTCATCATATTCATCCTCGTATTCTGACCTTAACCTAAATGCACCAAAACCACCGCCTACAGCTTCTTCGAACGCATTGTCGTATGCCTCTTCCGCTGAACTATCTTCTTCAGTTGCACGGTAAAGACCGTCACAAGTATCAGCTATAGGGTCTTTGGTACCATCTTTTGGAATAAAATCGACAGTAATTCTATTATTTCGATATTCGTTGAATATACGAATAACGGATAAATGTATTTTATTTATCTCAAATTTAGGTTTATTTTCAAACTGTTCACCGAGTTTACCTTCCCACATCGCACCAGCGATTGAATAGAATCTTCTATCATCTAAACATTGTTGCCGTTCATCTTTTAAAACGTCTTGAATTTTGTCAAATTCGTAAAGAGCTTCCATATGAACAGAAGCAAGCCGTTGTTCTTTTGTTTTTTTAGCCATTCCAATGTGTCCTTTTGCCCTGTGGCGTAAATTTTTTAAAGTCTTTTTTCATTGTAATTGGCCAAACATAGTCAACACAATAACCTATTGCGGTGGTGATATGTTGATAAGGACTATCTATTTCCAAGAATGTTGACCCTTCTTTTATCTGAACAGTGTTGAGACCTTTATTAGCATATATACATTTTTTTGGGTTTACAAACAACGATATCTCATTCGCTGCATTTCTAATCTTAGCTCGTAAAGCATTTTGACGATCTTTAATGGCTGGCGCTGCAAGCTTAACATTCCTTACAACTTCCCATCCGTGTTCTTTTAATACTTGCTCCATCTCAGTATAGTCAGACGCATGACCATGCTTTTCACCTGCCTTGCCAGCAGGATCACCGTATATCACAACGTGTTTGTTTTCATGATGTTTGTATCGCTCGACAAACTCCAATGCCGATTGCCTAGCAACCGCTGACTCAAGGACAATTTCATCCACAATATATAACGAATCATCACGCCTGACACCAATTGCGCTCGACATCGGAGTGTAGTTGAAGTCATGCATCCACAATATTTTTTCACTTGGGTCTAACTCTATGGATGTATGGTTTTCAGACGAATAATCTTCGTAAACTCTACCTTGTGCAGTTTCAAAGCTAGCTTCATATTCTTGACGGAACTGCTTCAATGACATCCTTCGACGTGCGGAATCAATAACATCTTTGGGTAGAATGTCCGCAGACTTCCACTGATAAAGTGACCAATCTGGATCGCCAGATGTCTTAGCATACTCAGCCATTTCATAGTAGTGATTCAAACCATCTGGAACACCAATCAACCAACACCAAGCTCGATAGTTTGGTTCGTTCGGTTGAATCGTATCCAGTGCGGGTGAAATATTCTCAGACCATGCACTTTCTTTTATGTCCGCTATCTCATCGATTCCCCCGCCGTGCCAGACTTGCCCCTCGAAACGTTGAGGTTGATCGAAACCAATAAGCGAGATAGTAGAACCGTTTGGAAAATAGATTGTAAGCTCCGTCTCACTTGGTTTTTTATCGTAAATAGAAGAGAACGAAAGTAATTTTAAATCGTTCCAATAAATACGCTTCACCTGATTAATTGTTGGAGCACCAACAAAGTAAGAGCGGTTAGGATTTTGCATTGCTTGTTTAACAATATAACGTTTAAACCGTTCAGTTTTCCCACTTCTTCGACCCGCTGGTACTACTTTGAACCTAACTTTATCATTAATTAATCGCAATTGCTCTGGATGATCTATAAGTTTATACCATCGATCTAAAGAACGTTGTTTTGACATTTCTCAAGCGAATTAAAAATACTTAATGGTAAATCATCTTGATCATCAAGTTGAACATCCCCATAGGTAAGTATATCCATATTACAAGTATGTAAATCATATTGAAAATACTCATGTCCACAAATTTCACAGACTCTATTTTTCATAATTAATCAGGTAATTTATCAGCCAAGCTTTTAAGCTCATCAGATAGCGAAACAGTTGAGTTAACTTCACTTCGATCAGACCATTTAAAACGGTTCTTCATGTTGAAAATCCAAACAGTTGCATTGAATGGATTATCTTTTCCACCCATAAAGCAAGCCTCTCTTCCTAGTCGTTCCCACCAAACTTGACACTTCCTTCTTGCAATTTTTATGGTTCCAGAAAACTCTTCTTCCTCAAGTCTGAATCTATCCCAAAGGTCTTCCGATATGTTTAAGTAGTCTCTAATCTCAACATCAGAACCACCAGCAGCACCGATTTCAACAACTTTTTCTTGCCATCCTTTCGGTAAACAAGACAGAGTCTTCTTAGGTCTCCCACCGACTCCTTTTCTAGACTTCTTAACTACCTTATCTTGGGATTTTTTAGGTCGTCCACGTTTCTTAACTACCTTATCTTGGGATTTTTTAGGTCGTCCACGTTTCTTAGGTTCCGTGCTCATAAAAAAATAATATCACAAAAAACTAAATTTTTTCACTAATAAATCATCTAACATTCTTTTAATTTGACCACGAGACATTTTAGAAAGCTTAATATTGAGTTTTTCATTTATGCTTTTTTCAACATTCGTAGTGCTAAAGTTCTCATTAACATCATATCCCGACAAACTAGCCGATTCTCGTTTTGTAATGTCATTTCTACTATAAAACTTCAAATAATTAAATTGATTAATAGTCAATTTAATCCCACCCTTCAAAGTGACATATTCAGTAAACTTACGACTACACTCATTTTCAAATGTAACTTGTTTCTTCCTAATTTCCGTTATTTCCTCAAGTCCCAAACGATCTAACGTCATAGCGTAAGTCTTAAATCCACTAAACCCAACACGTTTGATAGCTTCCATCTTACTTACACCGGAATTTCTCAAATCCTTAACTTTTTCAATATCTTTAAATCCGTACTTATATTTCATTGGAATCTCCTTTTTTCCTTGTGGGCGGGTTGCGGGCGGGGTGAAAAAACTCACCTCGCCCAAACATTATAGCCTAGAAATGTATAAAAAACTATAGTTGTGGGCGGGTAAGTCTATGAAAAACGGTCCAAAACCCACAGATTTATTTCGCATATATTATAAAAAATTCACGTATCTATATTATTTTTTATTTAGATTTTTTATTAAAATATATAGACTTACCCGCCCACAACTTTAAAAAATATAACAAATTAAGTTCAAAATGTTTGGGCGGGGTGAAAAAACTCACCCCGCCCACAACCCGCCCAGTGCATAGACTTACCCGCCCACAACTTTAAAAAAAGTAATAAGTTGAGGTTATAATGTTTGGGTGGGGTGAAAAAAATAACCTATGACTTAAGTTCAAACAACTTTAAAAAATAAAAGTACTTGACGATAACACCGCATGTGTGTGAAAATAAAAATCATCAAAAAAGAAAAGGAAGTGGATAAAATGAATTTACGATATTCAGGATCAATGGCAGGTTTAATTGATTTTTTAAAAGATCAAATCGAGAAAGATAGTCGTGAAAAATCAAAATCTATATTCAAAATGAAAGCCGACGCAGTTTCTTTAATTATAGAATTGGGTTTGAACTAATGACACTTCATAGATTCAAAATAACCAAGCTAGCACCGTCTATGGGTACTTACATAATAATGGATAGGAAAAAACTAAAAACAGTAACACTTGATAAAAGATACACACATAAGACATTTTCTACGGTGGAAGATGCTAAAAGATATTTGAAAATGAAGGGGAGATAAATGACAAAAAAACATTATTACGTTCTAGGAGGGTCTTTCTAATGGAAGAATCAAAATTTATAAAAAAATATAAAACAGTAATTCAAAATGCATTGGAAGGGAAAACATCAATAGAAAAAGAAAAAGCATATATCAAAATAAATATGATTATTAGTTTGAGTAAACAATCAGAAAGGAAAACATTTGCAAATCTTTTGAAAACGCTTCGAAGAATGTCAAAAACAACATCAATGGAATCAATAAATGTCATCTAAAAATTTCGGAACAACTATAGTTGTACACACATTTGAAAACGGTGATACCCCTGTTGAGACAAGAGTTTTAATTACTTGGGATATTAGTCGATACGAATATGTGAATCTATACTACGCACAAGAATTCAGAAAGAATTTAAACAAAGCAATTTTATATATGTCACGAGAATTAAGAAGACTACAAGGAGAAAAAAATGAGAAAAATAATAGCCACACCGGCGTCGCCACAACTAAGTAGAGGAGGTTTTTATGGAAATTAAAGACATGAAACAAAAAATAACTATATTGGGGAAGCATGGCTTAGATATGCTTTATGAGAAAATGAAGAAAGAGACTAAAGACTACAATGGCTGTGAGTTCTGCGAAGACTGCGAATACTGCAAAGACTGCGAAAACTGCACACGCTGCCAGCACTGCGAGCACTGTGAAAACTGTAAAGACTGCGAATACTGCAAAGACTGCGAAAACTGCGACTACTGCAACTACTGTAAATGCTGCGACTACTGCTACAACTCTCACAAATGCACTAACTCAAAATACTGTGACAACTCCGAAAGCTGCGACAACTCCGAAAGATGCGACAGATGCATCAGATGCGAATCGTGTTACAAATGCGAAGACTTAAAAGACAAGAAATATCACATACTTAATGTAGAGTTCACAAAAGAAGAGTATGAGAAATTTATGAGACAGTAAAAAAAGGAGAAATAAAAATGGATATTAACAATATGAGTGCTGAAGAATTGCGAGAGTTAGCTGCTAAGAAAGAACTAGAGGAGAAATCAATCATGAATGGCGATAAAAACGAGGGTATCTGTGATAATTTGATAGGTAAATATGTAATTGTTCGAACTTATAGTGCAGGTGTGTGGTTCGGTAAGCTACAACGGAAAATTGGCGAAGAAGTTTATTTAACAGAAGCTAGACGCATGTATCGCTGGTGGGCAGCGAAGTCGATATCACTGACAGGGTGTGCATTGTACGGTATCAAGCAAGAAGAGAGTAAAATTTGCGGGGAAATTGAGACTCCATTGATTTATATTGAGATTCTGCCTTGCTCTGATGTTGCGATTCAATCTATAAAATATGCACCGGAAGTCGAGGCTGAGTAAGAGTGTTTAAAACCGACACAGCCGAAGGCTCCGGCTCAGGCTACGGCCTCGGCTCCGGCGACGGCTCCGGCT